CTTACTTTGTTCCAATAATTTGCCAATTTTATCTCCTTAATTTATTTATAAAATCTCATGTTGGTTCAACAGTTAAATCAAAACTATCAAATGAAAAAGAACAGTCACATGTTAAAATATCTGAACCAGCCTTAACTGAAAATGATATTCCACCAATAGAAACAGGAAAACAATCTATAAATTTGAAAATAACTTGATCATTTTTTTTATTTGTAAGAATATGAAGTTCGCAATCAGACTTTACTGATGTTACAAGGGCACTTATTTTTTCCATTTGTTGCTGCGCAGATAGTTGTTGTGTATCAGGAAGTACTTGTAATTCTTTTGTATATAACATCCACTTATACAATTGTCTGTAATTTGATAATGTTTCATCTATTATGAATGTTACCCGGAGATCAGAAAATGATAAAGAGGATCCAATGTGTTTAAATTCATAAAACGGTGTATGAATTCCAAATTTTCCAATTGATATATCAGGTGTTCCTACGTCTACAATAGAATAAGAAACCTCAGGGAATTTTTCAATTACAAAATAATGATTTTGCCCCGATAATTGGGCATTTAGATTTGAAGAAGAATTAATTAATTGACTCATACTTCTTCATCTTTTGGTTGAGGTTCTTTTTTCTTTGGTGGAACGGAATCCTCTTTTTTGGGTGGAAATTGACCACTTCCTCCAGAACTGCCACCAGCTCCCTCATTACCCAAATCAGGATTCAAAGCTGCCTCTTCTTTTGCTTTTTCTTCTCGGACTTTTTTACATTCTTCCTTTTTCTTCTTCCATTCTTCTTCTGTGTATTTCAAAATCTTGATTGCTATATCATCATCTGTGTAGTAAACGCCAACAAAATCTCTCATCTTGCTAGCAAGATCGAGTCTATTGTTAAGCATTTCAGATTCTTTAATTTCTTCATAGTAATTATCATTTGTGTAAATATAACGGAATTTTTTCTTTATTTTGTCTAAAGTTTCTTTCGTTAATTTACCTTTAAATAGTAATTGTCTGTAAAGAAGTTCTGTAAATAAGGTTGAAAATTGTTTTCGAAGTTTATTTATGAACTTCATAAACTTAACTTCATCTCTCTCAATTTGGGTACTTCTTCCACTATCAAAGAGTGCCTTTTCCTTTGTTTCACGTCTTGACTCAGGTACTTTTAATGCTTTGTAAACCTTCAATACAAAGTAATAAAGATCATCTAATTCCCCAAGATTTGATCCACCTGCTAATGTTGAAATCGAAGATCCTTGGCCGTTGGTACTTTTACCAACGTAAAAATCCTCAATCATAGCCATTGTATTTTTTGTATTTGTAACTTGGCCAGTAGCAGAATCATAAACAATTCTGTTTTGGAATTTGTGAATCAGACTCTTAATGTATTCTTCTGCTTTGGGTTTTGATAAATTGCCAGTATCAATTGAAAATACTCTTTTTTCAGGTGCTCTTACAATTCGATAAATTACAATAGCATCTTCTATCAATCTTAAGTTGTTTATTGCCTTTAAAGCTTTGTGTAGATATGAAACTTCAAGTCCAGTAACTCTATCAGTTCTAGCACTACCAATATGAACAACTAGATCAGGTGAAACTTTCCATCTTAATTGTTTTTGTGGATCTGTGTAAATCCAGTAAGTTTCCTTCTCTTTGATCTTAAATTCTTGTCTATCCTTTTGCTCTAATATCTTTTTGATATTTAGTGGATCAAGCCTATTTATTTTCAGAATCCCATCTTTTGTATTCTTTCTACTAACTACAACTTCTAAATCTAATCTACCATCTATATACCAAGTTTCAAAATAATCTTGACCCTTTTGATTGAAAGATAAAAGATCTAAAATATTATCAAATTCTTCTTCTATTTCTTTTTTGATAGTATCAGCTAAATCTTTTTTGTCAATTCCAGATAAGTCAAGTTTAACTGAAACATCTTCAGAATCATTTATTACAGACTCATTTACAATTTCATCAATTGCTTCACCAACCTCTGGATAATTTGAAATTAATCTCCACGTACGTGTGTATGATTCCAATTGTTGTGAATTTTTTTCAACGGTAGCATCTGCTGATGTATTATATTCAAATGTAATCTGATACATTCCACCAGGTAATTCGTTTGAAAATTCAGTTGTCTGGCTTCTTTCAATTTCAGTTGTTGGTTTATCAACAAAAATTTCTTTAGCAGGTGCTACACTCTTGCCCAACCAATCTTCTAGTAAATTCATATTTTCTCCACTACATATTTATAAGACATTAAATTCTTTTCCTTGTAAATTTTTTCTTAGCTTCATTTTTTAATTTTCTAACCCTTTCTTTTTCTAACCTAATACTTTTTTGTATATTAGATTCTCGTTTAGGTGGTTGAATTCGATTTTTAACACGATGAAGAGATTGTAATTGATATTTCGTATCCTCGTAGGCCGTTTGAGCAGTAGCATCAATCCATTGTGCTCCTTCTGTTGTCATAGCATTGTACCATTCACGCCAATGCAATTCTACAAGATTGGATTTTATTCTTGATCTAATATATTTTCGGATAATTACCATGCCTTCTCTATACCATAAATTTGCTGCGTTCTTAATTTCATAATATGGTACGTGAGCTGGCAATTCTTTTTTAAGTAATTTGTAATTTTTAAGGATAATTTTCTTGATAAAATATTCTCTAGTTAATCTAGGAAGATAATGAAATGCTAGACCTAAAATGTATTTTGAATCTACAGAAAGAACTAAAATAATAGGAAAAGCATCATAGTATGCTAATTTACCTTCTTCATACATCTTACTATCATAATTGAAAAAATATATTTTTCCGGGGATGATATTTTTTGATCGACCAGTTCTTAAGTTTTTTTCAGTGTATTTTTTCCAAAAATTTCTTTGTGCCTGCGTTATATTCAAATATGCCATTATGTGATTCCGTTATTGTTGTTTTTTCTCGTATATGGATCATCTAAATAAAAGCGATAATCAGGTTGTTGAATTACATTTGTTTGTGATATAATAGTTGGGCTTGCCTGTTGTTGATTTGGTTTTGTTGGTGTGGGGGTTGGGATATCTGTTACTGAAGCTAAAGTTGGTTGTGGCTTCCTAGCATTCTGTACATGCCAAGGTTCATTTTTTACTGGAGTATCTAAACCGGCCGATTCCATAAGTCCTAATCTCTTTGCTGTATTGATTTGTCGACTTTGTGCATCAAATGCTTTTGCTCCCTCGCCTCTATCTACGTGAGGAGATCTATCTGGGGATGCAGCAAATTTATTTACTTTCTTTAACGCAGCTTGTTCAGCATATGTTCTAGCACCCGAATTTACTTGTAATTTTTCACCCGTTTCTTCTTTATAACCAGTAGAAAGTTGAGCAAGATTTCCTTTAAGTCTGGGTTCTAAATTTTGAATATCAACATTTGGATTAGCTAGTGTTACATTATCTAAAGAAGTAGGAGATTCAGTAGCAGATGGGAGAATTATATTTTCGGTAGGTGCTTGAGGCATAGGTAAAGAAGGTGCATTTGCTTTGGGTATAGTTGGCATTGTAATAGATGCTTGCACTTGAGGAATTCCGCTTCTTTTCACTACTAAAAATTTCAACCACTTGTCTTGAAGATTCTTACCAGCTCGTCCAGTTCTAACTTTAGAGATCAGTCCATTTACTTGATCTTGTCTATTTTCATAATCAATATCTTTTGACAAACTTTCTTCTTGAGATCTTGTTATACCGTTTTGTTTTGCAAATTCATTCCACAATCTTTGTCGTTCAGCAGATTTAGCTTTATTAACTCCTGTTGAGCCAACAATAGAAGCCATTTCTTGATCTTCAACACCCTGTTGCTTTTTCCATAAATGATTTAGAGTTAATCCCAAAGCCGCAATTGGTGCACCAAGAACTAAACCACCCCCAATACCAGCAGCTACGCCACCAACACCTGCATAACCAGAACCTGCTGCTGTAGCTGATGGTAACATTCCTTTTCCAAGATTTTTTCCTAATCCTAAAACTTTACTTAGTAAACTAGCCTTTCCAACTGTATCTAAAAGAGATGATCCCTTGCCTTCTTTATCAAGTGCAGCCTTTCTTTTACCAATACCTTGACTTTCCATGTAAGATTCAACATAATCGTGAATATCCATCAACCAAAAATCCCTATCTTCTACCTTGCGTTCTGAATAAACTCCATCCCAATTTTTTTTATAATCAACAAAATTATCCTTAAATCTTTAACTAGTT